AGGAGAGATCAGATGAAAGTATTCAATTTTACAGACGGCAAAAAAGGCGATCTGCTTGGCGACATCAAAATTGCTGGTTCGCATGGTGGTTGGTTCGTTGAGAAAAATGGCAAATCGTTTAAAGTAGAGCTGGCTAATCCTCGCAATGTTGCGCCAATCGTAGGTGGAAAATCTGGTATTAAATGGGAATGGCATTTAGAAGCTACAAACATAATTGAAAAAAAGGAGACGCCAATCAAACCAGAAGATTTTGGCGTTGACGCAATTTGCTTTTGCATAGGCGAATTTTATGTCGCTTGGCACGTTGGTCATCCAGAAGTTGAAACAGAATGGCACTGGACGGTAATCGGCACAACCGATTGGAACCGCGAAGCCTGCAAGTCAGGCATTCTCAAAGCCACCAAAGTTTAACCCAACGGGGGCCACGCGCCCCCATCCAAAACGTAACACTAACGCCGTTAGCGTTACAAAAAGGGCTATCTTCGGATGGCCCTTTCTTTTTGTTCAGACCTGTTGTATTGTGCCAGCATCCCTGACAGTCGCATCCCGCGCCTGACTTAACCCACGACAGGAGATACTCATGGGTACAACAACATTCACAGGTGCGGTACGTTCTGAAAACGGCTTCATCGACGTAACTAAAAACGCCACCACAGGCGCTTACACCACAAATTCCACATATAATAATGATGCCACAATCGGCGGTAATGTCACCATTGCAGGAACCCTTGCAGTAACTGGCACCACGATAGGCATTAAAAAAGTTGAAACAATTACAGATGCAACCTACGCCGTCACAGCGGCTATGTCAGGCACCACGTTCATCCTTTCACGGGCGGCAGGCATTGTGGTCACGCTTCCAGAACTAACTGCAGCGGCAAGCGGTGAGCAATATACGTTTATTGTTGGAACAACCTTCACAGGCGCAGGACAAATTAATACGGGCGCAACAGCGGATTTGTATTCGGGCTTTGCTATATTATCCGACCCAGCAACGGCTGGCGATACCAACACGTTTATTCCAGATCAAAGTAATGATGACACGATCGATCTGGGAGCAATAGAGCAGGGTTGGCTTTCAGGCGGCATGATAACATTAACCGCCCAGTCGGCCACTCGCTGGCATTGTGCGGCTTACTTAATTGGTGACGCGACACTGGCTACACCGTTCGAATAAATCAATCTGCGGGGGGCAACCCCCGCTCCACAATCTAGGAGATTGGTATGGCCGACATTACAACATCAACTACCATTATCGACAACACGCACGAATGTGTATTTGCATTCCAATATCAGTATGTTGATGGTGGAAACGAAAGCGCAGTGGCTAAAATAGATGTGTCTGGACTTACTGCAAATGCAAATGGCGCAACCTGCACGGGCATACGCATTGTGGAATGCCAGTGGATTTTGCACGGCATGACAGTTGAAGTATTGGCAGACGCAGATACTGATATTATTGTTTTGCATCTTGCCGAAGATCAGCAGGGCTATCAAACCTTTGAGAAATTTGGTGGGCTACCAAATAGCGCGGCATACGGCGCTAACGGAACAGGCGACATTAAGTTCACAACCACTGGGGCAGGAGCGGCGGGTGATGCATACCAAGTGATCATTCGCGCCGTGAAAAAATATTAATAGAGGTGCAGCATGGCAACATCAGGCACAGTAACGTTTCAGCCAAATGTTGAAGAAATCATTGCTGAAGCATTTGAGCGGTGCGGCATGGACCCGCAAACCCAAACAGGCGATAGGGCTGTGTCAGCACGGCGCAGCCTTAACCTGCTCTTCTCTGAGTGGGCCAACAGGGGTATTAATTACTGGACCGTGGAAAAAGAAACCTTAACTCTGGTAAGCGGCCAAACAACGCCATACACGCTGGAACCGGGAACCATCGATATTATAAACGCTGTAATTAGCGATAGCTCTGGAACAGACACGTCCGATCAAATTATTAATCGTGTGTCGATCTCTGACTATAATCAACTGCCAAACAAAACATCTTCAGGAAAACCCAGCCAATACATGCTGGATAAGCAATCCACGCCAATACTCTACCTCTGGCAAATACCTGATCGAACAACGTACAGCATAGTGTATTGGGCCATCAGGCAACTAGACGATGTGACGGCATCAAATCAAGACGCTGATATTCCATATCGATGGAACGAATGCATCTGCGCTGGGCTGGCAAGCAAACTATCTTTAAAATACGCGCCAGACAAGTTTTCAATACTAAACGAAATGTACGAACGTGGTTTTGCCTTTGCTGCGGCAACGGATAATGATGGTGTATCTCTGAGGGTTCAGCCAACTGCGCTGAATTTATACTAATGGCAAAATACGCGAGAGGCAAAAAATCCTACGCAATAAGCGACATAAGTGGCCTGCGGGTCAGGTATACGCAATTGCGAACAACTTGGGATGGCCTGCGCGTATCTCCAGAAGATTTCGACCCAAAACAACCGCAATTAACGCCAGCTAAAAATGTTGTCGATGCTACTGCGCTATTTAATGGGCGACCAGATAATGACCCCGAAAATGTTGAGGTCTTTATTGGCTTTACTCAAGACTGGACAATTGATCCAAGGCTATTGCCGCCCGTTGGCGTTCCTGCCTTTGCCCATGTTGGGAATGTTTACATTGAGACCAATATAATTGAAACAGGCGTTGGCGGCACGGGCGCGGTAGGCACAGAAGTACTACAGATGTCTATTGATGAGGCTGGCGTGGCAGGCACGGGAGGCGTGGGCGTTGAAGTGCCAACCGTCAACATAATAGGCGTGTCGGCTAATGGCGGTACGGGCGCTGTCGGTGTTGAGGCTCTCAGCCTATCCATTGATGAGGCTGGCGTTGGCGGTACTGGTGCGGTAGGCACAGAAGTCGCTCAAGTTCTTGGCTGGGGCCAAGAGGGTTGGGGAATTAATGGGTGGGGTGAATAATGAACTACACAACTCTGGTGGCGAACATCCAAAACTTTCTGGAAGACGATTCAACCGAATTGTCTGCGTCCATCGATCAAATCATAGCGCAGGCTGAAGACATGATTTTCCAGCGCCTGCCAAATCTGCCGTGCTATCGGCAGACAACTTCCGCAAGCCTTGTGGCAGGCACAACAGACTACACAGTGGCGTCAGCTAGAATGATCCGACAGGTGTCAGTGACAATCTCAAGCGTCCTGTCTTATTTGGATCACAGAGTTGATTCATATGTTCGAGACTATTGGCCCAACGCCTCAACTCAAGGCACCCCGATTATGTACAGCACAAAGAACGCTGGAACGGCTGGGATGGTCATTACATTAGCACCAACGCCAAACTCGACAGACACCTACCAAGTAGACTACATCTCACCTGAGACGGGCTTATCAAGCTCCACCGCAAATAACTGGATTGGCGATAATGCTGAAGTTGTGTTATTGGCTGCGTGTCTTTACGAGGCATCAGCGTTTTTGAAGGCTCCAGAAACACTGGCGCTTTATAAAACTCAGTTTGACGAGGCGGTCGGTTTGTTTGTACAAGAAATGCAACGCGACTATGCAGCAGAATATAACGGAGGCATATAATGGCTATTACCCAAGCAATGTGTACGCAATTTAAAAGAGATGTCATGCTTGGGCTGCATGATCTCGACAGCGACACAATTAGAATTGCCCTATTTACAAGTTCAGCAACGCTAAATGCGACCACAACCGCATATGCAACAACCAATGAAATATCTGGCGCAGGTTACACTGCGGGCGGCGTTGCATTGGCAAGCGCGTCAGTAATCAACAACAGCACCAGCGGATGTTTCGACGCAACTGACCCTGAGTGGACAAGCGCCACATTCACGGCGCGAGGCGCACTAATTTACAATGACACTGAGAGTGACTTGGCAATTGCCGTTTTAGATTTTGGCGGCGACTTCACTGTTGCTGGCGGTACGTTCAAGATTGTCTTCCCTGCTCAGACCAAAGACACCGCAATTATAAGGATCGACTGATATGACTAGTACCTATGTAAATGACCTACGCCTAAATGAGATGGCAACTGGCGATGCGTCAGGCTCATGGGGTACAGTAACCAACACAAACCTTG